CGCCAGGTCGTCTGCCGCCAGACCGCCACCACCGCCGCGCTCAACAAGTGGCTCGAATATCACCCGAACGTGGTCGACGCCTCCCAGATGCAACTGGTGGAGGCCCGCACGTATCAGGCGTTGGAGTGTGCCCGCATCGCCAACGTCCCCCCGTACCTCGTCGGCGCGCCCGCCGGCACCGGGATGACGTACCTGAACGGGCAGCAGGCCCGTCAGGACCTCGTCGATTTCGGGGCGTCCGCCTACATCGGCTGCATCGAGCAGACCCTGTCAGGCCCGAACGTGACCCCTGGTCCGGTCAGCATCCGGTTGGATCTGAACGCCTGGTTGCGGAACCCGTTCACGACCGGGTCCGACTCTGAGCCGTCGCCGAACGACATGCAGATCGCCGACCCGACGGCGGAGGTAGCGGTGTGATCCGGGCGACGTTCCCGACTCAACTGATCAGCGCCGCGAACGCGGCGACCGGCGCCGGGTCGCGCACCGTCACCGGGGTCGCCGTCCCGTGGAACACCCCCGGCACCGTGTCGACCGGCGAAACCGTCGTGTTCCACCCCGGCTCACTCGATGCCTCCGCCCGGCCGGTCCTGCTACGCGACCATGACCGGACCCGTCCGATCGGCACCGTCACCGACGCCCGCGACACCGGCCAGGCGTTGGAGGCGTCCGCCCATGTCTCGGCGACCCGTGACGGTGACGACGCCCTCGTGTTGGCCGCCGACGGTGCCCTGCCGATGTTCTCGGTCGGGGCGGAGCCGACGGACTACCGCTACGACACCGACGGCACCCTGCACGTCACCGCCGCCACCTGGCGCGAGCTGAGCCTGTTGACCATCGGCGCATATGACGCGGCCCGCGTCGCGTCCGTGACCGCCACCAACCCGGAGGACCCTGCCATGCCACCCGACACCCTGCCCGCGCTCGTCACCCCGGAAGACCCGGACGCCCCCCCGGTGGACCCGGACAAGGAGCCGAACCCGGACATCGAACCGGACGAGAAGCCGGTGGAAACGGTGCTGATCCCGGAGGTGGTGCCGGTCGCCGCGACCCGCGGTCTGCGGCCCCGTGGCGGCGGCATGGTGTACGCCGGGGCCGGCTGGAAACGGGTCCCGGCGAACCCGTACGAGTCGATGGGGCTGGCGAAGTTGGCGGAGACGATCTGGGAGTCCCGCACCCGCGGTCCGGCCCAGGTGTCGAAGCGGGACTACGCCCTCATGGCACAAGGTCCGATCGTCGGCGGCATCCAGGCAGCCCTCGTCGATGTCACCCTGGTCGGGACGAACAACATCGGTGCCATGTACCGGCCGGGTTACCAGGCGGAGCTGATCGACATCGTCTCCGCCGGCGCCCCGCTCGTCGAGGTGCTGCGCCAGGGGGACCTGCAACGCGGCGACTACCCGAACAAGACGTTCACCAAGTGGACCACCAGGCCCCAGGTCGCCCTGCAAACCGCCGAGAAAACCCAGATCGCGTCCGGCCCCGCGAAGATCGATTCGGTCAACGTGCCGGTGTCGACATGGGCGACCGGCAACGACATCAGTGTCCAGGCCCAAGATTTCGGGTCCCCGTCACTCGTCGAGGACTGGCTGCGCGCCGCGGCGGTCGACTACGCCGAGACGATCCAGACCTACACGGCGACCGGTCTGCTGGCCGCCGCCACCCCCGTCGCCACCCTGGCCGGGGACACGTTCATCCAGATCGTCGGCAAGCTCGTCGGGGCGATGAACCCGGCATCGGTGCCGCCGGGTGGCCTGTTCCTCGCCGTCTCCTACGACGTGTGGGCCGGCCTGATCTCCGTCACCCAGGCCAACGGGCCCGCGTTCTGGTCCGGGTCCGTGTCGATCGGCACGATCGCCGACTCGTCGGTGATGGGCGGCCTGTCCGTGTTCTACAGCCCGGACCTGCCCGCCAAGACGTACCTGTTGGGGTCGCGCAACGCGGCGACGTGGTATGACCTGCCGGGGACGCCGTTCAACGTGCGAGCCGTCAACGTGAACCTGCTCGGGCTCGACGTCGGCCTGTACGGCTACGGGGCGCTCGGCGTGCAGTACCCGGCCGCGCTGGTCAAGACCACCCAGCCGTGACCGTTGGATGGACCGACCCGGCCGCAGTGCAGGCCGCGCTCGGTCCGTCCGTCGCGTTCACCACCGACCCGCTCGCCCAGGTGGTGTGCGACGCCGCCAACGAGGTGTGTTACCGGTGGCGACACGAATCGGGTTACACCGACGACCCCGCCGACGGTTCGCCCGCACCGTCGGCGGACGTCGGGTTCGGCACCACCCTGTACGCCGTCTCCCTCTGGCGCGAACGCGCCTCGACCGATTCGTTTGCGTCGTTCGCCGATCTCGGGACGATCCCGGTGACGGGGACATCCCCACGGATCAAACAACTGCTCGGGGTGCGCCGCGGCCGGGTCGACACCCCGATGTCCTATGCCGATGCCCGCAGCCGCCGCTACGCGATCCTCTACCCGCCGGTAACCCCGTGAGCGTGTTCCATGACAGCCGGGTCGATGTGGCCGGCAAGCTCACCGCCGCCGGCATCACCAACGTCACCCTCGACCCCGCCGCCCTGCCGCCGTTTGTCCTCGTCGACATGGTGACCCGCGGGATCGCGCCAGAGGGGGTGGGGGCATGGCGTTGCGAGATCCCCGTCCGTGTGGTCGTGCCCCCGCCCGGCGACACCCACGCCGTGGCCGCCCTGGAGGACACCTTGGAGCTGGTCATCCGCACGTTGGGGTTCGCCCCGTTCAACGCGGAACCATACGAGCTCGGCGCCCGCACCGCCGACGGTGACCCCGTGCAATGTCCGTCGTACACGGCGCCGTACCCCGTCTCGATCCCCAACCCCGACTGCTAGGAGAACGTCCATGGCCCGTGAGGCGATGATCTGGAACCAACCCACCGTCAAGGTGGCGACGACGGAGGCGGGGCTCGGCACCGGCGCCGTGGCCGCCGAATGTCAGCTGACGAGCGCCATGTTGGAGCCACAGCCGGTGTACTCCACCATTCCGGCGACCGGCTGCGCAGGTGCCACCCAGTCCCCCGGCCTGACCGGATTCAACCTCGTCCTCAACTGGCTGACCGACTGGACGAAACCGGCCGATGAGTCGCTGTCGCAGTTCGCCTGGGCCAACGACGGGTTGCCGGTGTGGGCCGAGGTACTGCCCAACAAGGATGACCTCACCGTCAAGATGACCGGCCAGTTCTACTGCTCCAGCGGCGGGTTCGGCGGGACGTTCGGCGACGGGTCCGCCGCCGCCACCACGGCGACCTGGCCGGCCGTGTCCAAGCCGGACATCACCGCCCCCGTCGCTCTCCCGTGACCGTCGGGGCCGCGTCCCGCAACCTCCACGCGCTCGCCGTCAAGCTGGAGCGGTTGCCGATGTCATCGATGATCGCCGCCGCGAAAGCGACGAAAAAGGTGGCGTCGACAGAGGGGACGCGGGCCGGGTCCCCGCTCAAAGGGCACAAGCGACGCGGCATGACGTTGCGGGCGAAGGATGACATCCGCGACACGGCTGGCGGGGCGACGTGTCGGATCCAGGGGGTCAACGTGGCCGGCTGGGTGTGGGTCAACACCGGCACCGCGGCGCACCGGATCCGTCGCCGCAAACGGGGCCCCAAGTCGAAGGTGGTCGTGCAGCACCCCGGCACACGGGGTCGGGGCTACTGGCGCAACGTGCAGAAACGGGCCCAGGTGATCGTGCCCGAGATCTTCCGTGACGACGTCCACGCCGCGTTGAGGTGACGTGATGGCCGACGAACAGATCCGCATCGACATCACCGCCGAGGACGACGCCTCCAAACAGATCGACAAGGTCGCCGACGCCGCCGAGGACCTGGAAAAGCTGTCACCGGAGATCGAAGTCTCCGCCGACACCGACGCCGCCGAGGCCGGCATCAAGGATGTCACCGACGCCGCGCAGACCCTGTCGAAGCAAGACACCGAGATCGTCCTGCGGGCCCGCATCGACGACGCCAAAGGCGCGTTGAAAGCACTGCGCGACGATCTGGATCAGACCGGCGAGAAAGCGCAGGACACCGCCCGCCAGCTCGACAAGGTGGGCGGCGACGGCGGCGGCGGCGGCCTGCAGACCAGGGGCAACGCGATCGCCGATCTCACCGGCCCACTCGGCGAGGCATCCGGGGCGGCCAGTGATTTCGCCGGG